TAATTTATTAAATTTAATACTCATTCCATTTCATCCATGTAGTTGTATTTATTAGATTTTTTCATATTAAATCAAACATATAAATTGTTATTATAATTAAACCAAATATTTCTGTGTATGTATTCATTTCTTTTTAAGATCTTTCATTGTTTTTATTTCTAATTCACAGTAATGAATTATTTTTTGTAAATCTTGTATGCCATTTTTATTTTTATAACGACACACGTATTTTATAACATTCCCCTGAAAAAAGGAAAGGTCATTCTTAGAAATAAATTCATAAGGTTGAATGTGAAAGTCTTTGTAGTGACTTCCTCCTATCTGTTTATCTTGTGGAAATGCTTCTTTAAATATATCTTTGTTTGTCATAGTGGGTAGGCCTTTCTTGTTTTGTTTTTTAGTTTAAACATATAGAGATTGTTTTTTGCACGTGTATAAGCTACATACCAAACTCTATGTTCTTCGTCTGCTTTGTCTTGACTTTGATTCATTGCTTTTATTATTTTATCGCCAAGATCTAAACATAGAATTACATTATCTTGTTCTCCACCCTTGATAGCGTGAATTGTAGAAATCCATATTCTTGAAGGTTTATCTAAATCTTCTTTGTTCTCAAACAAACGTACTAAATATTCTTTGTCGTCGTTATTTGCTAATGAAAATTCTTCAAACCAACCTTTATTTTTATTCCACTTAACATTTCCAACATAATCTTTTATATCTTTTATATGTTCTTCTAATAATTCTTCTCCCTTACGCCATCTTTCATAATTTTTTATTGCTTTATATAAAGTTACAGGAATACTTTTTCCTTTGTTACTTTCAAAATATAAACCTTTTTCTATTAATATTTCTTCTATCTTTTTTAATTTAGATATAGTTCTAGCTAATATCAGCCACTTATCCTTAATTAAATTTATCTCATCTAAATTATAAATTTCTTCTGATATACCTTTGTAATTTCTTGGGTAATAAAGTTTTTGTTTTTTTATTCCAACGATATTTCCTATAGCAACTTTAGATTGTTCTTGCACTGCTTTCGATATTCTTTTTGAATATATTAAAACTTTTTCTTTTGCAGGTTCTTTTATAAATCTAGTTACATCTGCTCCAGCCCAAGCAAAAATAGCCTGATCATCGTCTCCTGCTAAATAAATATCTTTAGTTTTACTTTTTAAAACATCATAAAGTTTCCATTGTAGTGGAGATAAATCCTGAGCTTCATCTATAAAAATAACATCAAACTCTGGTATTTTTTCAGGGTTGTCTGTTAAGTTTTTAATCATATCATTAAATTCAAATATCTTTTTTTTATTTTTGTAATTAAATAAATTTTTATTTATGTGATCTAAAGTAACCCAATCAACATCTTTAGGATCATATTCTTCTAAATTAAACTCTTGCTTCAAACTAACATTTCTATTGAAAGCTCTTTGTATTATTTGAAAATATGTATTCTCAAAACCTAAATAAAATGATTCGTCTTTGTTATAACGATCATAAAATTTTACTTGTAGATTTAGTTTTTTACCTAACTCTTCGTAATGATATGGTTGCATTACATCTTCTTGTATCATTTCTAAACGTTCAAAAGCTAAAGCATGTAACGTTTTAAAGTATCTTAATTTTTTATTTGCAAAAGGCATTCTTTCTTTTGCTTCATCTGCAGCTTTTTTAGTAAATGCAAAATATCCTATACGATCTAAAGGCACGCCTATTCTTGCATAAGCTTTTGCTCTAGATATCAAACGATGTGTTTTACCTGTTCCAGGTGGTCCATAGTATTTATAAATCACACTATTTCTTCTTCACTTTCAATTTCTATTGTTTCATTAACTTCTTCATTTTCTTCAAAAATAAACAAAGGTATTCTCGCTGCTCTTATTGCTTTGAATGGTTTATCTTCGTCATCTTTTCCTGGATACCTTTTTTGTTTACCAAACAAAACTCTCTTATCTTCATCTTTATCTTCATGATTGAACAACTCTCTTTCAATCATATAAGATGTTTTTTGTGCATCATGTTTCCATTCTTCATTTTTTAATTTGTCTAAAAATTTATCAAATACAAACCACGCAAATTTTTCTTCTACTAATGGTCTACCACTTGAAAAAGACATGAAGCTTGTTGCCTGAGCCCCGTATATATGTTTCTCTAATAATTTCTTTAATATTTCTTTTGGACTTGTGCCTTCTGCAGGTTCTATAATTTCTATTTTTTCTTTACTACTTATTAATTTTAATATTTCATCAAATTGATCTTGTTTAATTGATGGTGCTACAATTAAAGCCTGTTCAAATAATACAGTTTTAAATTCATGTACTTGAGTTAGTTTATATGTATTTTTACAATGTAATTGTACTGTTTCACTTTCCTCAGCATTTTCTACAGTAACTCTCCACTCTGGATTAGGCTTAATATTTATTTTTTGTAAATTACTTAATGTTGGATAATTTGCTTTTTCTCCTGATAATACACCAAATTTTCTTTTTATACATAATGCTTTCATACAGTTTGGTTCTAGTAATGGATCAGTACAAGTAAAACCTTTCTTTTGTTTTTCCCAATTTTTTATTTTTTGTTTTATATGATCATCTGTCCAATGCTCATCAAAAGAAAAATACTTTCTACCTGCTTGTAATACCATTTTTTGCCAACTGTCTGTATATTTTTTCTTAGCAAAAACCATGTAGTTGTATAAAAATCTATCTCTACCATCTGTAAATGTCATGATTTCTTTGGTTAATTTTTGTAGACATGGCGGACCATCTACAAATTCTTCACCACCACCTTTTAATTCTAAATAAATTAAATCTTCTTTTATTTTTTTAAAATTTTTTGGATCAACTAAATTCAAACCAACTGTTTGTACAAATTTTTCAAATGTCATTTGACTACCATCTGGATCTAATGCTTTTCTATCACTACCGTTGTAAGGTAAATTAATAAAGTTACCATTAGATACTGTACCATCACTTGATATAAGTTGTGTTTGTTTTGGAAATACTTCTGTTGCATGTGGTAGTTTGAATGCAACTAATAATTCTTCTAAGAAACTTCTTATCTCTTTTGCTTTGACCCACCCAGTGGTGAATACATATAAATGTAGTCCACCACTTTTTGATAATATGGGAATAATCGGTAGGTCTTTATCTTGGATGACATCAAGATAAAACTTTTTATCAATAGGATATTTATCTACGTCTATAGCACCAAATCTTGCCATACCTTCATCAGTGCAAGGTTGTATACCTATTGATTTAATTCCTTTTATGTGATCTTTGTAATCTTGATTCGTAACGGGAGTTTTAGTCCATTCATGTTTCCATTTTTTCTTTCCTGTTTCCTGATCTATGTAACCGTCATCAACTTTGCAGACACCATAACTTCTAGTTAGTCCACTAAAATATTCTATATATTCTTTCATTTGTCATCCTGTTTTAATTTTAAAAGGCGGCTCCAGTCTCCCTTCACCGCCTTATACTCACTGGCCGTGTATTCCCAATGGGAAACTATATAATGTCTTTTGACTTAGTTTCTTCAACTTTTTCATACTTAGGTTTATTAGAACCTTGAGATACTTGTTTCTGAAACTCTTGAGCCATCATGTATGTAGCTGCTTCATCTTCTTTAGATACATCTAACATTCTATTCATGGATGGTTTATAAACATGCCATCTTTTATCTCCTGCATTTTTTTCAACAGTTTGTAAATTAAAAACTGCAGAGTATGCTGCCGGTTGAAAAGAACCTTGATCATCTGTCATTCTTAAATTAGAAATCAGATCATTTAGTTTTCTTGCCGGTGTAAGATTAGATGATCTCATAGTGATCACTGCTTTTCTTGGCGCACCATCTACCATTACAATTACAAAAAAATACATAGTTTTTTCAATATAATTACCATTTTGTAATCTATATTTTATACCTCGCATTTCTTCTTTTGCAGTAGCAGGTGGGGTTAAATGTGTTCCAACAGGTGCTGATGGGCTATCACCCATCTCTTGCCATTCTGGCCATCTAGTTTG